ATCAACTTTGCCGATAAAGTAACCGCTGAAATGCTCATAAATATCATTGCAAAGCTGCATGATTACACGCATCACGCGATTTTTCTTGAACTCTGCGCCCTCTGTCGGTGTCACGGTTGTCTTTGTGTTGATATCTGAGCAAACCTTAACCACGCCGAAAGTATCGATGAAGGCAAGCTGACCGGATGCAACGGCGGTTGTGGCCGCATCATCGGACAGTTTCGGATTTGCGGATACCGCGCCCGGATACTGCGCATAGGTCAGGGACTGATAATACATTGCGCCAGCTTCTGCACCGGCAACCCACCAGACAGCCTGACTTGCGGACAGTTCAGACCCATCCGCCAGCTTGACGCCGTTCATCACGCTGATCGCGTATTTGGTATTTGCGCCGGTGATATTTGCGCCGACAAACTGGCACTTGCGGCCGACGGCTTCATTCATCCGCTTAACAAATGCAATATAAGCATCCGTCACGGTGGAAGTGGTGCCATCATAAGCGATGATGTCCCAATCATAAGCTTCAATAGCCGTCATGAATGCCGCGTCATCTGTTGCGGATGCTGTCGGGTCCACGCCGCCGGAAAGTGATTTCGCCGCCGCTGCGGCAAGTGCGCCGGAACCGCTAAAGTTAACCCATGCGTTGTTAACAAGACCGCTGATCGCGGTTACGCTCTGATTATCAACAACAGCGCCGCCGACAATCGTTTCTACAACAAAAGTTCCTTCAGCATCGGGATCCGCGATTACCGCCACCGCGATATCGTTACCGCGAACACCAACATATTTCGCCGTTGCCGTCAGACCGCCGTTGGTTGCGGTTGCCGCTACTCCGCCCGCACCCTGTGCGCGCCACAGAAGAATCTTCATCGGTCCGCTGGTAACATCGGAACCTTTCATCATCTCGCGCAGAAACTGCGCCTGTGATGTGCTGATGTCATAGCCGATAAACGGGGTTACATCCTGACCGGGCGTGATCTCCATAATCTCACCGACCGGCCCCCATGAAAGTGCTTTTGCGATTGCTACAACGCCCCTATCACCCACATTTGCCGTTACGGCGGGCTGTGACTTGACGTTGATATAAACGCCGGGGATTGTCTTATTCTGTGCTTGCCATATTCCGCCTGCCATGTTAATGACTCCTTTCCTTCAGGACGGTTTCAACCGCCTTGATTGCTTCCGGGATCGTGTATTCCCGTTCTTTTAATGCTACGCTTACAAAGTCCCGCTGATATTTAGCAAGGGCCTTGCACTTTAAAAGCTTATCCCGCGTGTATTTCGGCAATGCCGCCACAGGGGATTCTTTTTTAACCTTTTTTGATTCCGACATCCGTATCCTCCGTCTGCATCGGGGTCGGCTCATATGGCCGTGATACCCTTGCTATAATCTTGAATTTGTAGTGTAATTCCTGATCGTCGATGCTGTAATTCCGTTCGTGCGTGTGAAGCGGTATGGATTCTTCGCCGTCGGTGTATGTCACCGTTTCCAACAGTTCATCAAGCGTATCGGCAACCGTGTAAAGGGTGCCGTAGGCGTTCGGCGCGTTCCTCTCTTGGACGTAAACAACGTCGAAATTCAATTCGCGCTTATCTCGCCGGTCAATCTGATCGCTGATGCTGGACGGCGTCAGGAACACAAAAAAGCAAGGGAATTTGCACCCTTGCAATGTGTAACTGTCATAGACCGGCAACGCCGGGTATTTCGTCTTAAGCTGCGCGGCGATGCTTTCTATCAGATTGTCAATTGAAAAAATCACTTTAGCACCTCCCGCACCTTTTGATTCAACATCCGGGTGACTGTTGACCGGTATTTACCGATTGCCTTTTCTTTCATGTGAAGACCGGGAACATAGTGCGTTTTTGTACCAACAACGATACCGCCGACATTAGGATCCACCCGTTCAAGCAATCCGCCGTTCGGGTAAAGCCCCGGAACATAATGTTGATCAACCCGATGCCCATCATTAACGTATGATGCATAATTCATCTGATTAATCAACACCGTTCTGCCGTGCGTCGGTGCCGTTATGCTGTCCTTTTCCCATGATTGAGCCATGGCACCGGTCCGCATATTTGTTCCGGCCAATGGCGCCCCGCCGTTAGGCGGTGTGTTCGCCCTGGCTGTCCTAACCGCTTCGATGGTGGCAACCTCCGCCACCTCATCAATGATTCGGGGGATGTCCTGTTGTGCCTTCCGCAATTCCTCTAATCGCTTCCGGCATTGTGCGCCAAAGCTGGACATTCAAACACCCCCTATTCGGTTGATGCCGTGTTGATGTTGTCTTCCCTCAACCCGACCTCTAAGTGTTCAAGCCCTGTCATCGCACCGCCGACGGGGTCGAAAAATGCTTGCGGCTGACTGGCAATATACCGGACAGCCTCGCGCCCTCTGTTCAGCGCCCCGCCACGGGTGATCATCAGTGTGTCACCCTCGCGGACATCCACAAAGACATCACACGCCAATTTGTCATTCTTGTTGGATGTTGCCGCCGTCGGATTGATAGCAAGATTGTTCTGTTGGCTTGAATAAACCCGACAGGGGACAGCGCTATAAAGCAGTGTCAAAGCCTGTCGGGACAGTGCGCCGCCTGTTTCGGTGACGCGGTAAATGTCCATCACATCGGTGTACCAATTCGAAAAGACCATAACCGCGCCCCCTTATATCACATAAGTTCCGGCTATTCCCAGCATCCGCGCCATTGTCGCAAGCTGGGAGCCGTACTTTGTAAGATTCCAGGCGCCCCATTTCTCCGTTCCGGCATTCGTCGCGGCATTGTCATAGCTGATGGATGTATCACCCATTGACGCGCTTTTGACAGTGCCGACATTTGCCGAATTCGACGCCGCCGCGCCGGGTGTGCTTCCGTCAGCGTAGGTCTGCATTCTAAGCGCCACCAGATGCGCCGTATACAGTCCGACAGCTAACCGCCAATCACTGCCCCACCGGGACGGAATGACGGCGGCATTTGCCGATTCAATGAACCGTTCAAGCATAGCCGCCGGAAGCATCGGGGTATAAACACCGTCTGTTAACGTGTAAAATTCCGGGTAATCCTCCGCGAAATCATCCGCTGAATAATTCCCCTGTTCGCCGGGTGCGGGAATGTTCGCCGCCGTGCGTTTCGCTCCCTCAAAAAGCGGAAGCATGGGATTATCTCCCCATGTGTCAAAAGGCCACATAACCGCGCCCCCTTTCGTGATTACTTTCTAGCGCGTTTCTTCGCCCCCGTGGCGGGCTTTTCTTCGTCGGTTGATGCCTTTTCCGCGTCGGGTCTGATATCGCTTTCTGCGGCCTTCTGGGCGGCTTCTGCGTCAGCCTTAATCAGTTCGGCATCGGCTTTTGTGTCGGGGGTGGCGATCCAACCGCATCTAATAGCGGACTGAATCAAAGGATGATTGGCCACGTCTTCCGGGATAGTGCCGACGAAATCCTTCTGAATGCGGAAAACCTCGCCATCAGCACGGCGAATCTTGAAGTTACGCTTTGAGATGATAAACATTCGGATTGTCCTCCTTAATGGCTTTAGATGCCGTCTACATAGATCATGGTCTGGGCGTAGAACAGTTCCGTTTCAGACACATTAGCAGCGTATGCGGTATCGTAGCTGAACCGTTCAGCATTCGGGGTTGTCAATGCACGGGTAAGCGGAACCAGCTCATCAACCGCAACATAACGCTCTTTGTTGCAGTAAACGGCCATTCTGTCGGCGCTACTAGCACCGGCGCCCTTTGCCCATGCGGTTGCACCGATAAAGAGATCCGCGCCGTTCTGCTTTGCAACGTTGTTCTCTAACAGGAAGGTCAGGATCGTCTTCTCCGCAAGCTGACCGATGCGGGTGGTGGCAATATAGTTATACTGCTCATACGGCATGATGATGTGATTCGGGATTGCATCAAGGTCATAGCCGGAAGCCTCCCACGCATCAAGGATTGCGGTGTTGATCATCTCCAGAATTTCATCCGGGGTTGCGGTCGCAAAAGTCTTTGCTGCCGGTGTCACAGTTACATCGGCATTGTTCAGCAGACCGGTGGATCCGTATCTGGCGAAACCAACATAGACATTCTCATCCATGTGCTTGTCATAGGTCAGGCGCAGACCGTCGCGCAGAAGGGTATCCATATTTCTTCCGGTCATATTGCCGCGCTGCATATCGACCCAGAATACGCGGGTGCCAACGCTGACAAGATGGGTTTTCCAAAGGTCTTTTCCGAAGTTTGCCTGAACCAGCGGGATGCCGTCAACAGCGCCCGCCTGAATCACACCATCACCGGATCCGCCGGTAACACCATATCCGACATTCATTGCGCTGACATATTCTGCCCAACCGCCACCAACGCGGATCGGAATATCGCGGGTGTATGTGTAAGATGTCAGCGGGGTTCTAACAAGCATATCCCGCTTTTCAAGTTCGGACTCCAGGAAAGCCTGACCGGAAGCGATACCGGCGGCATCCATTGCGAACGGTTTGGACTGTCCGCCACCAATGGAACCAAGATCGAAAGTTCCCATATTCTTATAAGCCATGATTTAACCTCTCTTTCTGTTATCGCAATTATGCGTGAAGGGTGGTCATGATGCGAATCTCTGCAACGCCGTTAGCGTCTGCCGCACCCTTCCACTTGATATTAGTCAGCGCCACAGTATTAGTGCTGTCTGCC